CGCCAACGAATAAATGCCAGATTAGTTGCCATGGTACCAGGACTTACTGGTATACGGCACGGGCGAAGTTAATATGCCCCTTGACTGAGAGGGAAATTAAAGACCTCTCGGCTGCAATAGCGTTTGGATTGCACACCATCACCGCTAAACAACTATGGGAATTAGTTCCATGGTCGTGGCTCGTTGATTGGTTCGCCACTACGGGTGACCTTCTGGCCGCCTATAGAGGTGGATTGAAATGGCAGTGGGAAGCGCTGAACTTAATGTACAGCACAACCTACTACATGACAATGTACTTTCCAAATCCGCGGAGTGGTTTCACAATCACCCCGTTGAATCCCAATGGGAAGGCTACGGTTAAAGTACGCCGTAATCCCATCCTGTTTGGACTTCCGGTCTGGAGAATGCCATATTTAACATTCTCTCAGGTGTCCATTCTCTCATCATTAGCCATCCTCCGCATACGCTGAGGATACACATACTTGCTTGGGGGGAATGATCCCCCCAGGTTAACATTGAAAGCAAGCACATGCTCGGTTCCACTATTACTCTCGCCGTCAACGCGGTCAACAAGATTCTGGTTCGTGTAAACGATTCAGAGCCTTTCTCATCCACCTATTTCTTGGAGGATGGGTTGTTTGACCATACGTTGGTCATCAAGCACACAGTTCCTTCGGCACGTGGTGTGTCGAAAGAGTCCCACCTAGTCCGCTACGATGTCGTGGAATACGACAGCGCCGGACTGCTTATTCGTAAGCAGTCCGTATGGAGTGTCATGGAGGCCTCTTCTGGCCGCCAGGACTCGACCACGCTTGGGTACTATACCCAGGCTCTGGCCACATGGTTGGGTACGAACAAGGCTCTGATTCTCGCAAGAGATTCGTGAGCGCTTGTTTTGTGCGTCATGCACTTGATTAGTGCATGTTGATGTAGAAGCACTTGCTTCTAGAGAGTTAGTAGTATGTGGAACTGCGCCTGATCATTAACTGCCTCAAACATCAGAAAGAGCCAGCTATGAAAAGGATCAGTGTCAACATCTACCTCTCATATGTGAGTCTTTTTAAGGACTTACACATGTGGGGGCAGGTTGATCCCTATGAATCGGAACGCGATTTAAATCGCATTCTATCATTGGTTGAAACACGCGGAGAGAGGTCAATCTTCATCGACTTCCCAAAGTGCGCTAAGTCACTTGACTATGCGCTTTCGCGAGGGTACCTGAACATCAGTGAGTTAGCGATCTTGGGTAAAACCCGAGATGGCCTCCCTGAGTTCATGCACTCCACCTTCAAGAAGGTGTTCAACCACGATGGTCGAGTGTGGAAGAGTGATCCCGATATTGGGGCTGTGAAAGCCCTTCGTCAGGTTCTCCTCCTCTATAAGAAGGTACAAGTGCCTTGTTCAGAGGAGAAAATCTTCCATGAATGTAAGGCGTTTTTCAGCTTGGACCGCAGCTTGCGGTCTGGGTCTGATTCTTGGCGTTCTGGTGAGCCCTTTGGCTCATCAAGCCGCCTCGAAGACGCGTCAGTATTGGACAAGTGTGAGCCCGAACTTTTTGGCTCAGACTCAGAATGTCCGCGTAGTTTGGTCCGACTCACACAAAGAGTTTGTGATCAGATCGTGCGGAGATTCCACGAGTTCAATCCTGACACCATCGTTGGGAACCATGGACCTGGAGCAGTGGCTGATTCAAAATGCGGAATGGACAAGTATGTCTTTCCAACTTGGTCTCAGCAACTCGAGAGAGTTTTTCCTCGTGACTACCACGCGAGTGCCAATGTCCGTACTTTCGAGTATGAACATTGGTATTCCGCTGGAGTTACGGGAAGCCTGCGAACGCTACCTGCTAGGCTGATTCCTGTTAATAAGACACAGGAGAAGCCGAGGCTAATAGCGTCTGAGCCGACCGCCAATCAATTTGTTCAGGGTGGCCTGAGAAGGTTCATCCGAAAACAGATTGAGTCTGGGCTATTGCAATCTTGTATTGCGATAGCTGATCAGTCACTTAGTCGTGACTTGGCAGTCAGAGCATCTCTGGACTCCGGTATAGCAACCGTTGACCTTAGTAACGCCTCTGACAGGTTATCGTGTTGGACCGTTGAGAGAGTTTTTAGGAAGGCACCCCGCCTTCTTGAGGCTCTCTCTGCGTCTCGTTCACAATATATTGTGGACGGTAGGTACACAAAAACATATGCCATGCTGCGCAAATATGCGCCGCAGGGAAATGCTACCGTGTTTCCTATCCAATCGATAGTGTACTGTTGCTTTGCTTTAGCAGCTAGTATATGGTCGAGCCCTGGGTTGAAGTCCCGCAGTGATGCGGAACTTTGGGGATCCCTAGTTGGGGTCTCTCATATGGTGCGAGTGTATGGAGATGATATTATTCTCCCGACATCCGCTCTGCCTGCTCTATCTTCCCTCCTAGAGCTTTGCCAGCTCAAGGTAAATGGAGGCAAGTCACATTACTCTGGTTACTTTTCAGAGTCGTGTGGTATGGATGCTTTTATGGGGACGGATGTTACTCCCGTCTACATGGCTAGCATCGAAGATGAGGTAAAACCAGGTAACGTCCAGTCTGCAGTAGACATATCAAATGACTGCTACAAGGCTGGTCTCCTAAACCTTGGAAACTTGGTTATGGAGAGAGTGCCAGAACAGATTCGTTCGTTCTTGGCAGTATCACGACAACCTGGCCCATCCACCCTGCTATTCACGTACTCCTCTGGCCTTAAAGCCACACGTAGAAGGACTAATAAGTCCTTACAGCGTGAGGAGTATATGACTTTCGAAACTCGTTTCACTTCGAAACGGGTTAGAAGAGATGGTTGGGAGTCCCTCTTTCAGTATTTCACTGAAGATCCTAGTCAAGAGACCAATTGGTCTAGTGGCTATGATACGAGGGGCCGCACAAAGCTAGTGCGGCGATGGGTGCCAGTCCGG